TGTAAAGTCAAGCGTTTCTGTTAAGGTTGGTTTCGTATAGCTTGGAGCAGAAGAATTTGGATCTGAAAAATCAACAGTAATTGCTCCAGCTCCTTCTCCAGCAGAAGAGAGTTCTGGATCGCTTGGCGGGGTAGGCACATTCAAAGAAGCAATACCATCAATCTCTGTTGTCAAATCAAGAGATGTTGGAATAGCAGAAACAATATCGCTTATTGAGCCGCCAAAAACTGGCTTGCTATACGTAGGCGCTGTGCCAAGAGCTGCAATAGATGTTGTACTTGCAGAAACCGCTGCTGCATCTACGTAAGAAATGTCTGGCGCAGAAGGAGCAGAGGGTGCAGACTCAGAAATAGAAAGCGTCGTAACAGTAGGTGCTGCAACTTCTGTATCTAAGCTTGGCTCAGTATACACTGGGGCAGTTGGCAACGCGCTAACACTTGTTGCAGAAGGAGCAACTGCTGTTGCATCAGTAGAGCTAAAGCTTGGCGCTTCTGGTGCTGTGGGTGCAGTAGGAAGCGTTGTGCTTGTGCCGTAGCCCTCGCGAATATCTACCATAAGCAAGTCAAGGATAAGAAGCCCTGCCCGCTCTACAAAAAGATCAACAAGCATAGTTGGCCAGCCGCTAACGGTGGTGTCGCTACGCTTAATGTCTGGAAAAGAAATTGTAGTAATCGTGCCACCTTCTGGCTTAACGTAAGCCGTATTGTTTAGCACGTAATAAACTGGAGTTGGCTCCGCTGTATTTGTTAGGCGGGTGCGAAGCGTCTCGTCAATCAGTCGCGCTGGGTAGCCATTTTTGTGCGCTTTGACAATGCGCTTGTTGGTTACGTCTACACCAGTTGTCCCGTTGTCAGCTTCTTCTGAAGCAAAAGACATAAGCATTGCTTCAGGAAGCTCAGCAATGAGCAAGCGAGCAGCTTCGTCAAGTATCTGCTCAAGCCGCGTTCCATAGGGGTAAGACCCTACAAGAGTTTCTATTCTGTCTGAAAATGTCATTGCTCATACGTGGTTTAAGTAGCACAGGGCGGGGGCTTGCGCCCCCACCCGTTGCCACTAAGAAGCTATTACGAGAACTTCATGATTGCATGCGTTTCAGGCAGTGCAATCTCAAGACCAGCTTCAGTCAGTACCATATCCTGACGGCTGTCAGAATCGTTGGCCTGTACGTTGGTCATGATAACGGTGTCGCGATTCTGACCGTTTCCAACTAGCGGGCGGTAAGCCACGTTAGAAAGGTCAACTGCAACAGCGTAGTTTTCGTAAGGACCGCGCATGAACGGCTCCATTACGAAGTGCAGCGTACCGTACATGGTATCTACTTTCGTAACGGTGTGGCCAAATGCACCAGGAATCGTCTGGAGATCAAACTTGTACTGGGAAGATCCAACCGTGTTATTCAGGAAGGAGCCAGTGCCAAGCTTGTTAAGCCACGTAAGCACTTTCCGCGAAGCCAGAACCAGCTTGTTACCGCTGTTTCCAGACTCAGGCGAGAAGAACGTTTCCGTCGTGTCAAGGAAGTCGTCCCAAGCAGAGGATGCGTAGGTGAAGTTGAAAACCTGACCGTTGGCTTCCGTGTAAGGTACGATACCGTGTGTGTGACGCTCGGGGCCAGATGCAGACTCGTCAGAGCGGCCAAGGCCAAAGAGCATAGCTTTCTCAATGTCAGCTTTGTGCTCTTTGAGTTTCTTGGCGTATACGCGCTTGAACTCGTCTGGACGACCACGATAGCGAGTAGCGAGTGCCGTACCAGAGAATACAGGTACTGCCGTCTTAAAGATCTGGCAGTATCCTTCACGGTCGTACAACTCGTCCTTCCATGCAGAAGGAGCGCCAGTGGCTTCAGCAAAAGCAGAGCCTACGATCTCGACAGCCGCGTTGTCTGCAAATGCACACGTAGCAGTGAAAAGAGGCGTAAGGTCCAGCTGGGCAGCTGTGGCGCCACTAGCAGTGAGATCAGGCGTACCAGAAACCTTGAAGTTGCGAACAGTGCCAGTAGTATCAGCTACGGCAACGATCTGTCCTTCAAGGACAAACTGGGGTGCTACGGGAGTACCAACTTCGCGTCCGTAAACGTCGTAGTCAGAATCAACCAGAGCGAGATTTAAAACCTGACTCCCGTTGGTGTATCCAGCAGAAGCAATAGCACCTTTGATTTTAGCGCTACGACGCTGCCACTGATGACGCTCTTCAAGCATTTTGAAGACAGGATCATCAGTAGGTTTGTTAGCTACCCCTTTGAGGTAGGTGTAGAACGGTGATTCGATGGGAGCCAGCTCAGCAACACGCTCGCCGAAATTGAAAATTCGACGGTTGTTGTCAATGCTTACTCCCTGAACCGCCGAGCCTTGCGTAGAGTATTCAGCCATTGTTGTTTACCTATTAGGTTAAGTAAACGGATTAGCTGACCTATCAAATGAAAGAATTTCGTCAAACATAGATGCTTCTACTGTGCGCGGTGCTTCTTTCTGCCCACCTGCCGTTGTGGAGGGGACTGGAAAGTTAAGCGCTTTATTGCGCTGCTCAAGCTTGTCAGGAGCTGCAGATTGTGCCTGTGGCATTTGTGGAGCAGCACCGTTTTTAAGCTTGTACAGCGTAACTATGTCGTCAGTCGTTACCTGATAACCCGCTGCCCAATTAGTAACTACGTTTGCTTCTTCATCTGATAAACCAGATTCCGTAAACGTTGTTTGTATTTGACGCAGTTGAGCTTTTTGCTCCATTTGCGCTTTTTCTTGCTCAAAAGCCTGATAGATTGGTGCTACCAGTCCCTGCATTTCTGCCATACGCCGTTCCATTTTGTAGTCTGCGTATTCGGAGCGGTACTGCTCCATAGCAAGACGATACTTAAAGGATTGGCTATCTGGCTCCATGTAGGCATCATGGTCGCTGTAATCAGACGGCTTTTCTGGTTGTGCTGGCTCCTGTGGCTCATTCTTGGATTCAGCCGCTTCCGCGCTGGAACCCTCGCCAGAAAGTGACCGCTCGACCGTAGAAAACACTTCTTGTGCTAGACGCGGATCAGTTTGGACATAGGACCATAACTTATTTACGTCTTCTGCTTGTGTCTTGTACGAATCAAACTCACCTTGCAGCTTGTCAAACTTGGCTTGCCAATCTCGAACACGTTGCTCTTCATTAGAGATTTGCTGCTCAGGTTGCTCTTCGGCTACCTGCTGCTGCGGAACCCCTTCATTTGGAGCGGAAAACGCTTGGTCTTCAGAAGATATTTCTGGAAAAAGATCAGCAAACGGGTCGCTTGACTCTGCTTCCATCACATCTTCATAAGCGCTTTCGGTTTCGTTTGATAATGCCATTATGTTTGCAATGTTTGTTTTAAATATAACGATCAATAAAACTCATATCAAGAATCAAAATTTTTAGATTCCATTCTTGCTTGAGCTTTATAAATTTGTGCAGCCGCTTGAGCGTCTGACACAATTTTGTGCATATCAGCATCTGCTTTTGCAACGCTAACGCGTTGACGAGCGCTGATAGATTCGCGGTCTGCCGTTTGCAGATCGCCTTTAAGCTGTTTGTTTTCCTCAGCAAGCATTTGAACCTGCTGCTGAAGCTGTGAAACAACAGACATGCGCTCCATAACTCCCTGCGCGTCTACAATATCTGTTTTCTTCAGAACCTCAGACTGGTCAATAATGCCCATCTGGTACATCTGCATGTAGTATTCCAGCAACGCCCAGCGGTTAGATGGCAGCGTAGAGCCAGCAACCATGCGAACGTCATACTGACCAACGCTAAGGTCATTAACACGCAGTGCGTCGCCAGTGCGGTCATCGTGGGACCAGAAGTTTATGATCGTTTCTTTAATACGATTATTTGCCTGAAGCAAGCGAATTACTCGCTCTTCGCGGTAGGCGTATTGCATAAACTGAAGTGAAACGCGAGCAACCTGCGACAAGGCAGATTCAATGTCATCAAGCTTGGATTTAATGCGGCGTTGGCCGTATTCGTCAATGGCAAGCGTTCCGCGATACGTATTGGGCGCTCCAGTTGGATCTCCCTGTTGTACGGAGAAAACACCAAGCTCACGCTCAATCTGCATACGCAACTCAGCAGCGTAACTAAAGAGTGCGGCTGGCGGTGCAAGTGGCGAGATTACCTGCGGCACTCCCATCTCAGCATCAAACTCAATAACGGCTGCTCCGCTTTTTGCGAAGTCCATTTCAATGTTATCCATGTCAACAGAGCCTCGCGGAACAAACACCTTAACGTTGGTGCTGTTAGCAAGGTTAGCTATGATCTGGCTATGAATTTTATTGACAGACTCCTGAATAGGCCTTACAAACTCAACGTCACTCATTGGGTAGGGATCGTGGTCCCAGCGTCCATGAATAGGTGTGAGTGGGTAGTGGCTAATTGGCAGGTACCCTTTCCAGTACAATTGATTGCCAATCGTAATAACGTGCATTACGCGGTCAAGCAATACGCGGCGTCGCACAATCTGACCAATCTCAATTAGCTCAGCGTTGTTTGTGAGCTTGATGGTGGCAACGTTGCCCTGTTCATCAATGGGGAGGGTATAGATCTGATCGTCTTCTGTTGGCTCTGCTTGCTCCAAGAGCTGAAGAGCTGACTGTACCATGTCTCCAATGAAGAACTGTTGGCTTCCGTCAGGCATTGCGATAATGACTGCTGGAGTTTCAAGGTATTGCTCAAATTCTTCTGGCAGGTACACTTGCTCAACTCCAGTTGGGCGCTCAGCAACGTGCTGATACTCAATTCTAACTTTCGTGTAGCGCTCAAGAATTTGATAGCGGCTATGGTGGTTATCGTAAACACGGCCACGAGTAAACCCACCATCACCTTTAAGAGAAGAAGTGAACTCATCATAATTGTCATGAATGGTATTTGCTGCTGGCAAAACCTCCGCTGCGTCAGGCCAGATCGCAAGGATCTGTTCTGCCGTCATAAGATTTTTGATTAGAATGTGACTCGCATCGCGCCATAAACGGTCGCGGCTATTGGGGTCTGGGTAGACCATTAGGGAATCAATAGCTCGAAATCGAACAGCGCCTTTGCCATAATCCGCATCTGGATCAACGTAAGTTTGAATTACGCCACGCCCAGTTTGGTAATAGTCAAAAAGCGCAATCTTAAGTTGCTCGTTTCCATGTGACTTATACCAGTCGTGGGCAACAACATCACTGATTGCACTTGCTGTTTTAACGTCAGAGTCTTCTTCTGCGGTAGCCTGAAAAGATGGGGTGTTAGCAGTTAGCATAGCAACGGCTTGCTCCATCGCTGGCCACAACACGTTGATTGGCGTTGCTGCTTGTCCGCGTTCGTTCAGTACGTCAATTTGCTCTTTACTAAACTGAACGTTGTGAACAAAATCTTTGGACTCTCGCCCACGAGTAGACCACTCATACTGTGCATCAGAATAGTGCTGATACAATTCTTCTGTCAGCTCAACGTCACGATCTGTACTCGTGTCTTCCGCTGGCTGCTCTAAGTTTTCGTATTCGTGTGTATTAGGATTAAAGTGGTCGCCAATCATTCTATCATCCAATCGTAGGTACGTTTATTTTGCAATTTACGATTGTTTTTCGTATCAGACAAAATAACGTCGTGGTAGGGTGGGAACGCGCCCTTTATTGCATAAAAGAAAGCATCAATAGTATCGTCGTGCTTTCCCCTTGGGAAGATAAGAAGTTCATCTTGAAAATCTTCCATGTTATTTGTTTCCTTGTGGTTTTTCCTAAGGTGTACGTTACCACGCGCAAACATTGGTTGCAATCCTTCTAGGCGCTCTGTTTTTCCTTGTCGCGGATTATTTTTTATATCAAGGCCAGGGATATACATACCCCTATCTCTTCTTATGTAGTCTGAAATCATAGACTGATACCCAACTGTTTCAATCTGACTCTTCATTGGGTGATACTTCCTGTAATAGTCTATAATCTGATTCGCTACATCAATAGGTTTTAAGCGTTTCCGCAAGTAATCAATGCAGTAGACGTTCCTTTCCGCGTCCATCGCAATAACAAAGATACACGTGTAGTCACTGCGCCGAGAGAGCGTGGATGCTGGATCAACTCCCATGAATAAATTGACAGGAACATTTCGTCCATTGATGACCAGATAGCTTTTTTTGTTTTCATCTGTCTTTAATTCCCCTTCCCAATAGCGTAGGTAACTATGATTAAAAAGCTGGTCCTCGTCACCAATGACTTCGCACATAAACTCGCGATAAAACGAGCTAATGCGCCCTATTTCGTCAAGCGACCTCTTCCTTTTTAGGAGCTTGTCTAGCGGCCAAATTTCAGGCCAGAGAGCCTTTTGCACTCCCTCTTCTGTATAGATTGCTTTATAGTGTAGCGTTGTCCACTCTTCCATTTCGCCAAGAGTAAACACCAAGCTGTTCTGAACCAGAGGCGTACCAACATTAATGACTCGCCCTCCTTTGCCCAGCGCTGGCATAATAGCCTGAACAAATCGCCTAAAAGTTTTGTCAACTGCATCTTGTGTCTTTGTGTTTTCCTCGCTTTCAATGTCGTCTCCAACAATAAGGGATGGACGCATACCGTCAATATTTAGACCGCGTATCTGCTGCTCCCAGCCCTTACACATAATCACAGAGCCATTATCCAAATGGATAATATCCTCTCTCCACGTTTGAGAATTTTGACTAGCGTGGTAGCCAAAGATGGTGTGGAAGTGCCTATTGTGCTCCAGAATGTTTTTGATTGTGGTCAGCGTGTTAACGGCTGACTGCCTACTCTTAGATGTTAGCAAGACAAACTTTGGCTTGGGTGACTTGCCGTTGTGCAGGTCTTCGCAGAAAATGTGCCACAGCGGATACACTTGCGCGGTTAGAGTTGTTTTAGCATGACCGCGTGGAGCAATAACGTTAAGAAGCTCCTTCTTCTGATCCATAAGATGATCCACTATCTCGCGGTGCATCTTTGGACTCTTCTCACTAAAAAGCATGGGTAAGCAAGCCTTGCCCATAAAAAGCATATCCTTTACGCAGCTATCAAATACTTCCTGATTTGTCACCAGTGGATGCGACGATTCGTTGCTTTTGTTTCGCTTTGAGTAGCTGTTCCAATCTTATTAGAGGAGATTACTTTTCCCATTTTCAAATTCCAGCTTCTTCAAGCTCTTTATTCCATTCCCTGTGCCTAGCGATTCTTTTTTGCCTTACCTCAGTGCTTTCGTGTGGATTCCAAAAATCTGCAACAGAGTTGGCCCTTGATACAAAATCCTCTCCAGCATTTCTTGAGGAAATGTAACTTGTTTGAGGATTTTTTCTGGAACCATATGTCCACCCAGTATAAAAACCAACAGCTGCCATAGCGGCGGCGGGGTCTTTTGGGTCTGACAATCTTTCAATAAAAACCTTTCTTTCTTCTGAATTATTTTCAATTACTTTTTCTGGATCAAAACTTTCTGGAAAAACTCTTTTTTGAACAAGCTTTTCTGCTGTCGCAATCCAGTTGCCTTTTCCAGTAATCTGACCAAAACCAAGGCCTGGCGCATTG